GAACCGCTGGCCCGCCTGTGTTTGTGTTGCTCATTTGATGATCCTCATGAACGCGCCGCATCTGGCGCACTTGTAAATGGGTTGGCCTATGACGGCCTCCCAACGATGCTGGCATTGGGTCATAGCGGTGCCTCCTCGTGGTTGTCAGGGTTAAATTTAGGGATTCGGTTGCCCGTGTCTTTGGGGTTTGGAAATGGTGGGAAAGGCCACGTCATGTCAGCCTCCGAAGATTTTACGCAGCTCATCGTACAGCGCACGGGCTTGCTTGATGCTTAAGCTGTTGAGCAAGTTCTCCGCATTCCACGCCGTGTCAAAGGCGGCGATCTGCGGCGCGGCTTCTGCGGGGGCAGGTACGAACGGGGGGCGCGGCTTTGCCACTGTCTTTGGTGCGGGGGTTTGCTCAGCCTTGCTTCGCACTGATTTCAAAGGCTTGTACTCTGATTGCTGCGCGAACAAGAAACCGTTGCGATCCGCAATTTGTCCCTGTTTGATGAACTGCCCAAGCAGTGAAGACGTTGAGCTTTTGCTAAACCCCTGCTCCGTCAGTGTTTGCACAACCTCAGTGCGTTTCTTGCCGGGGTTGTTTAGGACAAAGTCGAACGTGGCGCGTGTCACGTTGTTGGTCGTGACGAAGAACTGTTTGGGCATGGTTGCCTCCTTGGCTTTGGTGGTGATGGATTCGATAGCGGCTTCGCCGCCTTCGTCGTCCCAATCGGCAGGGAGCTGGGCACGGGGTTGGGCTTTTGCGAGCGCTTGCTCAAACGCGGTCTTGATGTCTGGCATGATGAATGTTCCTTACTTGGTTGCAGGTTGGTTGATGGGTACGGCGAGGAGCCATTTGTTTCCGAGCAGGCGCAGCGAGCGAGCCCACTGGCGCATGTTGTGTCGCTGCACATGGACTGGTGCCCAGTCGTTGCAGAAGTTTTTACGAGCGAGAGTCAAGAACTTCGTGTTCATAGGTTGTACCTACCTTTCGTGTTGAATCTAGTGTGGCCGGGCTTGGGTTGCACGATGTTGTGCAACAGCTTGTTGACAGGCCGAAGCCCGTGTTCGACAACGATGTCGATGTCGTTCTTGATGCCGAACAACGTAGTGAACGTCTCCAGCATTGGGTTGAGTTCCCTGCATGCGAACCACAACGCGTCCTCGAAGTTCGGCTCGTAGTCATACAGTGCAGAGGTGGTCAACACTACGCACGCGCGGAAGTTCCCGATACGTGCGCTGCTGCCGATCTTGTCAGGATTGAGCCAAGAGCGCTGAGCCAGCTCAACGAAGCCGACAACGCCTATCTTGTCCCTCCAAGCAGTCAGCTCCGCGATCCGTTTCGTATCAGCAAGAACGAACCGTGCGTACCACGTGTGGTGCGGCACGAACACAGCCGTCCCCGTATAGTCGATCTTCAAGTCTTCCAACTTAAAAGGAGAATTTGTTGAGGATGTCATCAACGGCTTTCTTGGTATCTTGGCGCAGCGCTTCATCTTTGCGCAGGTCTTTGGGGTCCACTCCGCACAGCGTCTGCTCAAGGGCTTTGCGTGCGGCTTCGAGGTCCAGATCATTGACCACGTTGAGCGTCTTGGTCAAGTCGCACAGCTCCAAGGCACCATCGACAAGGCTGTCGTGGAACCTGCGGGCCTTGGCTTCGCCCTCAACGTAGTCGGTGGTGAGCCGGTCAGACATGCGCTTCAAGTGATCCCCAAGGCGCTGGCGTACGTCCTGCATGGCGGCATCCACACGCTCCTGTGCAATGCGCTCTAGCTTGGCCTTGATGTCGTCCATCGCAGCGTTGCCCACGTCCACACGGAAGTCACCCGCCGTAGGCACAGGCAGATAGTTCACACGGAAGGCGAACTTGGTCATGATCTCGTTCTGTGATGGGTAGTCGTTGCGCTGAAACATATCGCCCAAGGCCATGGCCTGCGCTGTGATGAGCGTGGGGTAGATGTTGACGAACGACTCGACCAGCAACGCAAACTCTTCCTCGAAGCCGTTCATCTTGGTAGCGAAGCGCTCGAAGTTGGCAGTGGGCAGCAAGCGCAGGCCCGAGTCAGACCACGGCAACGTGTTGTCGTAGACGTATGAGCGAGCACGGCCGATCATCTGCTGAATGACCTCCAACTCTGTGCGACCTGCAAGCAGGTGCTTGTTGACGCGTGCGGCATCCTTGGCCGCAGCGTTCTTGGATGTGACGATCTCGTCGGTTGCGCCCCTGTCCAGCTTACGTGCGGTCCACACGCTGGCGTTGAATTCGGTGAGCATGGCGCAGGTGTCGATGTTGTAGCGAGTTGTGTTCACGGTTGGTTCTCCTTAGTAAATGTTGGATGCGTTGATGAAGTGTTGCTTGACTGCTCTCAGGGCCGTGCGCTCAATGTGGTTGGTGTGTGTGAGCAGCACGTCCGACCCAATCTCGTGCGCATTCGTCTTGATGTATTGGCGGACGATCTTCTCCACTGCATCGACGACTGCGCGTTGTATTGCCTCGTCGTGATCTGCGAGCAAGACCGTGTTGGCCAGTGCGGCGGGTATCGGTTGGTTCATGGTTGGTTCTCCAGTCGGGTTGTCAAAAACAAATCGAGCACACGGGCGGACTGCACGCGTGACTCGTCGAAGGTCACTTGGGAAAGCTGTACGGCGTACACGACCCTGTCTTCGCGCTTTCTGTCGTGGATGCGTACCTCAACATCTTCACGCAGTGTTGGGCTGTACTTGTTGCCTACGAGATCGCAGGCCCAATAGAAGCGGCTCATGGCTTGATCCTCAACACCTTGCCTGCGCGTGGCATGAAGTCATCGTTGTCCACTACGCCCCAGAGGGTCGGCATGTCGGTCATGCGGTAGTCGGACTCGATGTAGCCATCGGTCAGCATGATGACAGCCTTGGCTTTGATCTTGTGCTCGGCCACGTAGTCAGCAACACACGACACAACAGTGCCGCCACCGCCCTTGGGTGCAAGCTGCGTGGCAATGTCTTGGTACTGCTCGGGCTTGAACACCTGATCGTTGCACACCTGCGTGTCCCACCACAGCATGCGCACGCTGTCTGGCCGTGTGTTCTGCATGATGCGCGCCACCTCACCGAACACAACAGGGTAGGCCCAGTGCATGGAGCCTGACGTGTCGCACGCAATGATGATCTCGCCAATGTTCTCGTCGAAGTGCGAAGGCATGATGAAGCCGGACGCAAGCAAGCGCTTGTTGGGTGGGCAGAAGCGCGAGTTCTCGTCGCCAACGCACACAGAACTGATGAAGTCCTGCAACGCATCGCGCCAGTTGGTCACGCGCTCCTGCGCTGTGCCAAGGATGTCACGGCCACCCTCTTTATCACCACGCATCTTGCGCACAAGCAACTCGCCTTGGCGGTTGGCATCGTCGACCATCTTGCCCAGCTTCTCGGTCTCCTCGGGCGTCATAGGGTCACCACCACCACCGCCGCTCATCTGGTGGTCGTCCATGGCCTGCGGCTGTTCGTCGGCATCCTTGAGCAACTCTTGCAGCACCTGCGGGTACGACATGCCCTTGAACTTCTCGTCGAACAGAACCTTGATCTTGGCCGGGAAGTCCATGAACTTGCGGTCAGGGTCAAGCTCGTCGATCAGGCCGTTGACCACGTAGTCCATGGCCGCGTTGTTGATCTGCGGACCGAAGCGCTTGCTGTACCCGATGTACGTGGGCAAGACGCAGTGCTTGAGCGCTACGTGGAAGTTCTCGTGCAGCACAACGAAGCGCAGCTCCTTGCGTGTCAGGTCACTGATGAACGCTGTGCCGTACAGCTTGTCCTTGCCGTTGGTTGCAGCAGTGGGCATGTCATCACACACCTCGGACTTGCCCATGCACACGATGCCGGACAGCAGCGCGAACTTGTGGTGGCGCATCACGTCGATGTTGCACGCTTGGATTTTCTGGTTGGGGGTAAGTTTGTCAAAGCTCATGGTTGCTTCTCCTGTTGAAGTTGTTTAAGTACCAGTTCTGTCGGATGGTAAAGCTCCGACATCTTTGGCTCGGTGTAGACCACGACGAAGTCAGACACCCCGAAGTGCATGGCCCACAAGAACGCGACGGTGTCACGTGCTGCGAACAACATGTCCTTTGTGTGCGTGGCCTTGTCGAAGAACTCACGGTGAACAAGGCGCAGGGCCTTGTCCTTGATGCCGCGCCCTACGTACAGCGAGACAGCCGCCTTGCCCTTTGCTGCGGTCATCCACACCTTGGACACGATCACCATCTCGTCGTCAGCGTTACGGCAGAACAGGTTGATGTTCTGCGACTTGTCGTAACGTGTTGTCATTGCAGCTTGCTCCGCAAGTAGTACGCCTCGCCGTGCTGCACAGCGAATAGATCACACATGGTTCGCAGCATGCGGTGCTTCTCCACCTTGGGCGTGTCACGCGGCACGAACATGCGGTGCAGTACAACGCGGTGTGAGCGTTCTAAACGCGCCGTCATCACCGTCACCCAAAAGCCGTACACGGAGAGCATTGCCCATCCCTCCTTGTACGCCGCCTTGGCTTCGAGGCGCAGCCCTTTCGGGCCACGCACGAGTTCGCTGACGTCTATGTCTGTATTCACGTAGTCGTATTGGCTCATTGCGTTCATGACTTACTTCGAGCTGAAGAAAATCTTGTGCGATGCCAAGAGCGAACCGAAGTTCGTCAACGACACATAGTTCGCGATGTTAGACGAGTTGGCCACGCTGTTGCAGAAGATCGACTGCATCTCTGTGCGCATACGCAGCACGTACTCCACAACCTTGGCCGCATCGTCGCGGTTGTCAACGCGTGAGACGAACTGGAACACCTGCACAAGCTGAGCAGTAGGGTTGTCGGCCAGCGGCGCAGTCGCAGGGTCTTTGAGCACACGTTCGAGTGAGCAGATGTCACGGCCAAAGCGCACGAATGAAGACAGCGCCTCAGCAGTCGTGGCACCCAGCGTACCGATCAGCGCAGCCTCCAGCGTGTCATCGTCGAGCACACCGTCACCAGCATCGAGCACGTCACCCGCTGCAACCAAGCTGCGCGGCGTAGCGTAGGCCAGTGCCATCGAGCGAGGGTTGAAGATGTAGCCGTTGTCCTTGGACTGATCCTTGCCCTCGTGCTTGCCGCCCTTCTCGTAGTCGAGGAACGAGTCCATGACCTGAGCGTAGCTGTTGACGAATGCAATCACCGAAGCGTTGACGCCCTTGTCGATGGCCCACTGCACCCACTCGCCAGCGGTAGGCTTGCGCATCTTGACGAACACGAGACGGTTGCGCAGGTGCGCTTGAATGCTATCGCCAAGACCCTCGACTGCAAGGTTGGTCGCACAGAACACCACGCTGCCCTCGGGCATGTGGTAGTTGCCCACGCGGCGCTCATAGATGATCGGAGCCAGCACGTTCTTGATGAACTGCGGAGCCTTGGCGATCTCGTCGAGGAACACCATGATTGGCTTGGCACCGTTGACGCCCATCTGATTGGTGCGCGACACACCGAAGCGCTCGTTGGGCAGCTCGCGTGAGACACCGTTCTCGCGGTCGAGGTCAGGCATCCACACAGAACCATCGGAGAGCTGCGTGCAATCGACGGGGTCAACTGCGATGTGGCCAGCGAACTTGGGGTGCTTCTTGAGCGCGTGGAACAGCGCGGTCTTGCCGATACCGTTCTCGCCCTCGACGATGACGGTACGCTTGTCGCCCACAGCGGCGATGAGGTTGAGGACTTGAGTGAAAGAAAGCATTTTGTTCATGATTGAAAACTCCTAGTGATGAAAGAAAGTGTTTGCGGGAACACCGTGTTCCCGGCTTGGTTAGATAGTGTATCTCATTTGTCCATTGTTTGACAACTCCTTTGCAAAAAGATTGATGAATGTTCCTTCTCTCCCTGACGTGTCAGGGGTAGGCCGTGGCTGTGTTGGGGAAGTCCTTCGCGTCCATGAACGGGGCCAGTTGGATGGCGTCAGACCTGCGCTTGAGGGTGCTGCACTCTCGCTTGGCTATTCTCCACAACGCGTCAGCCAGAACCTTCTCTGTAACGTGTTCCAGTACGGAGTCGTTGGGGTGCTTGGCCATGGCTTTGGTTGCCTCATAGTCGAACACCTCCTCGGCCAGCCCCATGAACGCATTGATGCGCCTCTCTTGTGACTCCGGCTTGAGCATGTTGAACAGGTCGGATGTAATCGCCTCCAGTGCTTGGCGTGTGTCGAACCCCACGTTGATGCCTTTGAACGGTTCGAGCAGGTCGTAGTCGATGCGCATGCGCCCATGGAATTCGGGTATGCGCATGCAGGCCAGCGTAATGAGGTTCTCCATGTTGGCCCGTGCCTGCTTGTGCGCGGCTCTGTCGTCGGGGCTCATGCGCTTGATGTAGTGTGTGGTGTGTGATGACTTGGCCACGTCGATCAGGCGGCGATCAACAAGCCACAGGTCAGCGCTGAACGTGGAGCCCTTGTCCGTGATGCTGTCTCGGTTGGCGATAGGCAGCGCAACAAGCCGTCCGTCCGTTGTCATCCGGTTGTTTTGGTGGCGCACATTGAGCACGTGGCGCATGAACTGTTTGCTCATGTTGGATGGGTGCCCGGTGTACAGCACACGCCGCCCGTCTGCTGTTGGTTTGTAGTAGCGTGCCATCACGGTGCTGTGCAGGATCACATCGTAGTACTCGCCCTCGTTGCGTCGCTCGATGCGGTAGTGGTAGGAACGTGAGTCCTTGAGTGGGCGTTGGTTGTCGGCCCACTTGCTGCGCGGTTGCTTGGTGTTGTTGAACGTGCTGTGCGCTGCCTCCCATGACTCGATGCTGGGCAGGTTGTGTATGGATGTTGAAAACATGGTTGCTTCTCCTTGGGTTAAAAACTGGTGTGAAGTTCGTGCACTGTGCTGACGTAGTCGTACAGATCGCCGTTATCATCATTTGCACGGTAATCTTCTTGGCCGTCTTCTCCGAGCGCGATGAAACGGTAGATCGCTTCGTACAGTTCGACTGCTTCGTCCATGAGCGTGTGGTGGGCCTGCACATCGGGGTAGCTTTCGTACCACTTCACATCGTTTTGCTTGAACGTGATGATCGGATCATCTGTTTGTTCGTGGCCCGTCTCTTCGATGGCCTGCGTTAAATTTGTGTCGTTCTTGGCCAGCATGAGCGTGACGAAAGCATCGCGCTGCGCGTTGTCTTTGAACTTGATGACGTACGCTACGTCTGATCTGTACCCCATGGTTGCTTCTCCTTAAAGTGGGAACACTGTGTTCCCGGTTGGTTAAATTAAAACGCCATCCTCGTCGAACATCCAGCCGTTGGACTCAGCGGCTTCGACCAGTGACTCGTCGCTGGTGAGATGTTCGTACTCGGACTCAAGGTCGTCGTATATCTGGCGTGCGTAGGCTTGCGCCTCTTCGAGTATCCACGTCTCAAGGCTGTCGATCAGTTGGTCGATGTCCGCACCCTTGAACAGTTGGTAGATGTTCGCACGTTGCAGCGGGCCTTCCTCTTGCAAGCGCTCTTCAACGTCTGCATCAAGGCATTCGAGGTTGCTGTACCCGATGCTCTCAAGGCGCATCATGTTGTCGTGCACGTAGTGGAAGCCACTGCGGTTGACGTTGGTGTACGGCTCGACCCAATCGTTGTTCTCTGCAATGATGGCTTGCAGTACGAAGTATCGGCCGAAGTCAGGGTGATCTTCCTTGAGGTGGTAGTCCAGAAAGTTTTTGATGCGCACGATGCCTGTCCACGATGCGCCATCACCTTGTGACCAGAAGCCTGAGAAGCGTATGTCCTCGATCTCGAAGCCGCGCTCGACGCCGTCTTGCTTGGCCATGTCGTAGACGTGCTCCCACCACTCGTAGTCGAGCGTCTCGCAGAACCACTCGCGTGCTTTCTGTTGCGCCTTGGCGCTGAGTTCTCGGTAGCTGAACTCGGTCTGTATTGTTTCATTTTCCATCTTTGTGCTCCTCAATGTCGGTCACGTTGTTCTCGCCGTAGTTGGGGCTGTGGTGTGGGAACAAGCGCCATGCGTGCTCCTCGGCTTGCTCTTCGTTCTCAGCCTGCACCTCGATGGTGTAGAACTCGATTGCTTGGATGTGTACTGTGTACGCCTTCATTCCTCGTTCTCCTTTTGTTGTGCGGTCACCCGCGAAGTTGCGGACAAAATGTCCGCGAGTTGTTTCTGCACGATGGCAAGCAGGTGCTTGGTGTGCTCCAGCTCTATCTTGGTATCGTGCATTTCTTTGAACGCCGCATTGACCATATCCTGCGCAGCGGTCAGCGTCAGTGGTGTGGTGTACTTGGCCAACTCTTCAGCCGTCATGGCCTCAATCCACGGCTTAGCGCGGGTGATAACGGCTTGGAACAGTGCCCCGTTTCGGTGGAACAAGCGCATGAACGTGCCCTGCTCGTTGCGCGCAAGCAGCGCCAGCATCTCGGCCATCAATTGGCCGTCAGGTTTGTCTTTGTGCTTCATTCCTCATTCTCCTTTTGTTGACGGTATGCGTTGAGTGTGCGCCACTTGTCCAGCTCCTTGGTTGACATGACCTGCACTGCGGCGCTGCGCTTCGTATCGAACAGCGCGAAGCGGTACTCGTAGTTGTTCTCGTGGCCTGTGTACCCGGTCTGCTTGCCCACGTACATCTCCTCGATGGTCTCTGCCTGCTCAGCAAGGGCCACCATGGCGTCGAGCTGCTCTGCTGTGAGCAACAGCTCAGCGTTACCGAATCTAATCTTGAATCTCATAACAACTCCTCGGGTATGTTGATGTCGTCACCCAACTTGGATGCAACGTAGCACCGCATGGCGGCGATCAGGGGTGTGTAGCCCTGTTGTTTGTATGTCCAGTTGAACACCTCTACGGCTTGGCCTCCGTGCTGTACTAAGCGTGTCCCTTTGGGCGCATACGCCGCCCATAGTCCGTCTGGTGTTGATGACATTGCTATGTCCTCCCTGTCAATGATCGGCCCGCCTTGTGACCAGTCGGTTGATGGTTGCCACATTGCTGGCTCCCCTTCGTGGTAATACACGACAGAGCCCCGAGGGCCAAGTCCTACACCCGCACACTTCGCCACTGCCCAATCAAGGGCAGCGCCTGTCAGTTCAGATGTTTTCATCCTGCTCTCCAATAAAACAAGTCCAACAATAGGACGACAATGCACGCCACGTAGATGGCGCACGGGATGTAGCGTGAGACAGGTGGTCTCACATGTGTGGGGATGGGCTTTGCTGGCCCGGTGTATTTCTTCATGGTTGCTCCTTACAGCATGTTACGGATAGCGTCTTTGACCTTCTCGTCCCAGTCAATGTTGTCCAGCTCCTCGTCCACGTGCGTGGTGATGAGGTCGTTCACCTGATCCTCTGTGACCCAGCCTTCTTGCGTGCGGGCGTACTCTTTCAGCGTCTCACGTGCGGTGTCAGCGGCTATGCGCTCCACGTCGTCGCTGTCGTTGTGCACGTAGTTCTGCAGGTGGTAGTCCGTGGCGTTGTCAATCATGATCTCGATCCGTTTGTACATCTCCTCGTCCATGAGCTTGAGCGCGTTGCGGTTGTTCACCAGTTCGTCGAATCTGTCCTCGACCAGCTTCTCCACCGCGTTCTGCAAGCCCAGCGCGATCTCGCTGCGCACGTATGCGGCCATGGTTTGGGTCAGTGCGTGGAACAGCCGCGATGCGGATGCCTCGTGTGGGTCTGGTGCCGGTGTGGGTTCGTCCATTGTGATGGGCATGTCGTTGAGGTTCATGATTGCGTTCTCCATAAGTTGTTTGCCAGTGACCGACTGGCAGCGGTTGAACTTGCGGACAGGATGTCCGCGAGTTACGAAACAGAGTTTGATGAATGTTCCCTACAAGGTAGGGGTCGTGTGGCCTAGCCGTGCGGCCGGATCGCCATCTTTGGCCAGTGATGACACCTTGGCCGGTGCTTGTGGCTGTGCCGGTGCTGTCCATGTGGCCAAGCTGGGCATGCGCGCTCGTTTGCGGTACTCATGCGGCAAGTCTTCCCACAAACGCTTGATGCGCAGGCGCTCTTCCCATTCAAGGAAGGCTTGCCAGTCCCGGTGCTCGGGCGGCAAGCCTTTGCCCTGCCACAGGAACTTCATGCGCTCCCTCAGTTGGGACAGCACGAGCTTGTATTCCAAAAAGAATGTAAGGTCGAGATCAGGCCATGCCTTCTTGACGTGCTTCTCTTGCTGCTGAATGGCAGCCAGCTCAGTGCGCAGCGCCGCCATGACCTCGATCCACGGCGCGGTGCGTGCAGCTGCCCATGCGGCGCTGGTGGCCATCTGCCTGTTGATCGTGGCCTTGACCTTGCGTTTCTCCAGCTCAGCGTTGGCCAGAGGGGCGTATAAATCCCCACTGTTGACGCGGTTGTGGATTTCCTTGGCCGTGAGTTCGCGCAGCCCTCTGGTGCGCGGCTGACATGCCTTGCACATGGATGACTCGATTTCCACGCTGGCGTGGCCTGAATACCCTCGCGCTCGGGCCTGTGCTCGGGACAGATGGCGCTTGAATTCGGCCAATGGCTTGATGCTTTTGCAGGTCGCACACATGGCAGCATGTGTGCCCGGTGCGGGTGAAAGGTAGTGTGTGTCCATGGTTTGCTCCAATAACATTGTAACGAAGTATATTCTGTTCACGTCTTACATTCTAGTGGGCATTGAGTGGACAGTCGCAAAGCCCCAATGTATGCGGGGTTCACGGGGTGCTGTCCACTTGTCTACAAAAATCCAAGAGAGCTAAGCCGAACAGGCAAAGGTGAAGTTTCTGGACAAAACTGTCCACTTGCACGCACATATATATATATATCTCTAAATCTCTATTTATATATAGTAGTGTGGTGGACAGTGGACAGTGAACGCTAGTATCCATGCGGGTTAGCGGGTGTCCACGCGATGTCCGCTGCGTTGTAAGCGGTGGACATGCAAAATTTGCATAGTTGCGGACAATTTGTCCGCAACTTGGTTCACTTGGCACGCAAGGGGCGTGTGTCTGCCTTGTATGTGTCCCACGCAGCGTCACGGGCTCGGGCCTCTTCGATGACCTTGCGCTTGTAGGCTTTGTCCGTGGCTAGGCGCACGTAGTCTTCACGCAAGGCGCGGAGCTTGGCGCGTTCGGTCTCACGGATGCTGATGGTGTAACGGTTACGGTTGCTCATGGTTGATTCTCCTTAGAAGCGAACGTGTTGGAAGTTGGTTGTGCGGGTTGTGATGGCTGCGAAAGGGGGCCAGTGCCCCCAGCGACCTAGAATGTATTGGCGACACTGCGCACGCGTGCCTTCAAACATCACAGAGTATTTGTCGCCCCAGTCTCGGGTTACTACACGGTACATGATGTGCTCCTTAAAGGGTTTCACGGAGGATGCAAAGGTCGCGGATGGCATCGAAGTAGCCTTCGTCATAGCCGGTCATGAACCAGCGAATGCGCTGGATTTCTCGGTCGATTTCGTAGTGCTCGAACTCGCTGCAATCAGGGTCGCCCATGCGGTCGAAGAGGACAAGGGCTTGCAAAAGGTAGATTTCGGACATGGCACGCCTTTCAGTTGTTGAAGTCTGCGTTGTATGCGTCGAGCACGGACTCTTGCGACTCAATGTCGAAGTAGTCACGCCCTTCAGTGAGAGCGTCGCATTCGGCAAGGAATTGGGTGCGTTGGATGTTGATGATGAGTTGTTTGGACATGGTTGAAACTCCGGTTGACATGGAAAGGAACAACGGGCCAGCACCATGCTGACACCGTTGCAGGGAAACTCGCGGACAACTTGTCCGCAACTTATTCAAAAGACAGCGACTCGCGGACAGCGCGCAGCAGGGCATCGACTTCTGCCTTGGTCAAACCCGCGCACACATCAACGATGGCGCTGACCTTGCGCTTGTTGACGACAACTTGTTCACGGTTGACTGGCTTTTTGGGCAAGTCAACCGACGGGAAGCACACGGACAAGACACGGTTCATGGCTTTCTCAGCCGCGCTGTCGCGTGGCAGCTTGGCACCACGTTGCCCCTGCTCGATTGTCACGTTGTACTTGGCCGCTGCCCAGTCCATTGCAAACGGCTTGGCCGCTGCACGACTGTCGATGCCAAGGGCCATTAGCCGTTCCGCAAAACTGGCGGACATGTTGTCCGCATCGTTGAACACGGCGTAGATGGCTTTGACGTTGATTGCTTTACTCATGGTGAACACTCCTATTGGGTTGATGTCGTTAGGGAACCCCTCCCTAATCGACACCTCTACTGTACGAATGGGGGTGAAAGTAGGGGGTATTTGGGGGCCAAAGACAGGCGGGGCGACCCCACCCTACCCCCACCAAGCCTTTTTGCAGCAGACAGGGCTAGTCCACATGAACACTATTCCCCACCCGCTTCCAGCAGTTTGTAAAATCTTTGACAAACACCGCCCCCCTTGCGCACGAAATGCGGCCCGCCTCAATTTTCTAAAAAACAGCAAAGAACCTTTGTCAAACTGTGGACATACCACACTTGTTCCAAAATTCGGTGTACATTACGCCCAACGAGGTTACAAGGCCTACGCAGTATGTTTGAACATTTGGTGCAATTCAACCCGGAGCCAACACCGCCCGGGGTCATGACGAGACTGGCCGACGCTGAGCCGGGGGAAGTCCTGTCCGCGCAGGTGGCCACGGCCAGCTGGTTGCAAGAATTGGGCGCGCCGCCAGACGACGAAGTCATTGACGCGCTGGAGAAGGCCGACGCGCGCAAGGCGTTCCAAGCCCTGACCACCAACACAGACACGGCCGAGCAGAAGGCTGCGCTGGTCCAGCTCAAGACGCCCGAAGCTGTGCGCCACATCACGGGCATGCTGACGGCCTACGACTGGGAGTTCATCGAGCAGGCCAAGGAGCTTCGCGGCTACACGGTGGCCAAGCTGGTCGAGGAGACCACCAACGCCAACCCCAACATCCGATTGAAGGCGCTCGGCCTGCTGGGCAAGGTCACGGAGGTCGGGCTGTTCACCGACAAGATCGAGGTCAAGAAAACCGACATGACCGAAGACGAGATCGACAAGCGCCTCAAGGAAAAGCTGGCCAAGTTCATGAACGTGACCGACGCCGACGTCACGGACATCACTGAAGTCACCCCCAACACCGAAACACCCGATGACGCCAGCAACACTGACGCCTGAACAAGCCGCTGCGCTGTTCAAAAACCTCGGCAAGCTGACGGCGGCCGAGAAGTTGGAGGCGTTGGAGCTGCTGGACAAGGCGCAGGCGCACAAACAGAAGAGTTTGGCGCGCTCGGACATGATCGAGTTCGCCAAAGCGGTGTACCCGGGCTTCAAAATCGGCCCGCACCACAGAAAACTGGCCAAAATCTTCTCGGAAGTGATCGCCGGGACCAAAAAACGCGTGATCATCAACATCGCGCCGCGTATGGGCAAGTCCGAGTTCAGCTCCTACCTGTTTCCTGCCTTCTTTTTGGGCAATTTCCCCGAGAAGAAGATCATCATGGGCACCCACACCGCCGGTTTGTCGGAAGACTTCGGCCGCCGGGTGCGAAATCTGCTTGCCGACGAGGACTACCATGGCCTTTTCCCCCGCACGCTGGTGGCCGACGATCAAAAAGCTGCCGGTAAATGGTCTACAAGTGCTGGTGGTCAGTACTATGCTGCTGGTGTCGGCGGCGCTCTTGCTGGTCGTGGTGCTGATCTGTTCGTTATTGACGATCCTCACTCGGAGCAGGACGTCAAGGCCAACTCACGGTTGGCTTTCGACACTGCGTGGTCTTGGTTCCAGACCGGCCCGCTCCAGCGACTGATGCCGGGCGGGGCGATCATCATCGTGATGACGCGCTGGGGCAAGCTGGACCTGACCGGACGCCTGATCGACTATCAGGCCAAGAACCCTGAGTCCGAGCCATGGGAGATCGTGGAGCTTCCGGCCATCTTGCACGAGGACACGGAGAACGAGAAGTCGCTCTGGCCCGAGCAGTGGCCGCTGGCCACCCTCAAGGCCACCAAGGCCAGCATTGACCCGCAGTATTGGAACGCCCAGTACATGCAGCAGCCCACCAGCAACAGTGCGGCCATCATTTCGCGCAAGTCGTGGCGCGTCTGGGAACGGGACGAGCCGCCGCGCTGCGACTACATCATCCAGAGCTGGGACACGGCGTTTGAGACGTCGAACACGGCCGACTATTCCGCGTGCACCACGTGGGGGGTGTTCTACAACGAGGAAGAGAACGACAAGCCGCAGGTCATCCTGCTGGACGCGTTCAAGGACCGCATGGCCTTCCCAGAACTCAAGACCGTCGCGCTCAAACACTACAAAGAGTGGGAGCCCGATGCGTTCATCGTGGAAAAGAAGGCCGCTGGCGCGCCGCTGATCCAAGAGCTGCGGGCCATGGGCATCCCGGTCGAGGAGTTCACCCCCAGCCGGGGCAACGATAAAATCGTCCGGCTCAACGCGGTGTCTGACCTTTTTGCCTCTGGCGCGGTCTGGGCACCGGACACGCGCTGGGCACGCGAAGTGATTGAGGAAGTCGCGTCCTTTCCCAACGGAGAGAACGACGACTTCGTTGACACCACATCTCAGGCACTGTTACGCTTCCGCCGGGGCGGCTTCATTCCGTTGGACACTGACGAGCAGGAAGAGCGCTTCTACCAAGCCCGCCGGGCTGCGTACTACTAAGAAAGAGTTACAACATGGCCACGAACATCGACAAGGCACTGTTTCAGCAGCCCACGGGCATTGCGGCAGCAGCCGAAGAGTTGAACCCGATCGAGATTGAGATCGTTGACCCCGAGGCCGTGCGCATCGACACGGGCGACATGGAGATTGCGATCGAAAAAGCCGAGCCTTCGGCCGACGACTTTGACGCCAACTTGGCCGAATACATCCCCGACAGCGCCCTGCAGACCATTGCAGGTGACTTGGCCAGCGACATTGACAACGACCGCAACAGCCGCAAGGACTGGGAGAAGACCTACACCGAGGGCCTGAAACTCTTGGGGCTGAACATGGAGGAGCGCACGGAGCCGTGGAACGGGGCCAGCGGCGTGTTCCACCCGATGATTACCGAGGCGGTTGTCAGGTTCCAGTCAGAAACCATCACCGAGACGTTCCCGGCCCAAGGCCCGGTGCGCACCAAGATTGTGGGCAAGGAGACGCCCGAGAAGAAAGCGGCGGCCATGCGTGTCCAAGAGGACATGAACTTCCAGCTCACAGAGAAAATGCAAGAGTTTCGCGCTGAGCATGAGCGCATGTTGTGGAGCCTCCCGGCCACCGGCTCCGCGTTCAAGAAGGTCTATTTCGACCCCAACTTCGACCGCCAAGTGTCGATCTTCATTCCGGCCGAAGACATCCTGCTGCCCTACGGCACCTCTGATATCCAGAAGTGCTACCGCGTCACGCACCAGATGCGCAAGACCAAGAACGAAATCAAGAAGCTGCAGGAAGCCGGGTTTTACTGCGACGTTGAGTTGGGCGATCCTGACAAAGCGATCAGTGAGATCAACAAGGCCAAGGACAAAGAGACCGGTTTCAGTGACCTGAACGATGACCGCTTCACGCTGTACGAGTCGCATGTGGACCTGTGCCTCAAGGACGACCCGCTGTGCGACACGGATACGGAGATTGCTTTGCCATACGTGGTCACCATGATCCGTGGCACAAACACCGTCTTGTCTGTGCGCCGCAACTGGCACGAGGACGACCCGCTCAAACTCAAGCGCCAGCACTTCGTGCACTACCAGTACATCCCCGGTTTTGGTGCGTACGGCTTCGGTCTGTTCCACTTGATCGGCGGGTTTGCCAAGTCGGCCACCAGCCTGATGCGCCAGCTGATCGACGCCGGTACTCTGTCCAACCTGCCCGGGGGCTTGAAGTCCCGTGGTCTGCGGATCAAGGGCGACGACACGCCGATCGCACCGGGCGAGTTCCGCGATGTGGACGTGGGTTCGGGCACCATCCGCGACAACATCCTGCCCCTGCCATACAAGGAGCCGTCTCAGGTTCTGATGACGCTGCTGGGTAACGTGGTCGAGGAAGGCCGCCGCTTTGCAGCTACGGCTGACATGAAGATCAGCGACATGGGGGCCAACGCGCCCGTGGGCTCCACGCTGGCGCTGCTCGAACGCCAGTTGAAGGTCATGACGGCAGTTCAGGCGCGTGTGCACTTCGCTCTGAAGCAAGAGCTGCAGTTGCTGGCCGCCATCATCCGCGACTACACGGACAACGAGTACTCCTACGAGCCCGATGGCGAAGAGGGACCCAAGGCCAAAGCTGCTGACTACGACCACGTGGACATCCTGCCCGTGAGCGACCCCAACGCGGCCACCTTGTCTCAACGAGTTGTGCAGTACCAAGCCGTGATTCAGATGGCCCAGATGGCACCGGACATTTACGACTTGCCCGCTTTGCACCGGGGGATGTTGGACATTTTGGGCATCAAGAACGCCGACAAGCTCGTGCCGCTGCCAGAAGACCAGAAGCCGACCGACCCTGTGACCGAGAACCAGAACGTGCTCAAGGGCGACCCGCTCAAGGCGTTCCTGCACCAGAACCATCAGGCGCACATTGCCGTGCACATGGCGCTCAAGAACGACCCGATCGTGGCGCAGCTTGTTGGCCAGAGCCCGAACGCACCCAAGATTGCCGCCGCGCTCGACGCACACATTGCAGAGCACGTCGGGTTCCAAATGCGGCAGGAGATTGAGGCGCAACTGGGCATTCCGTTGCCGCCACAAGACGACAAGCTTCCTGTCGAAGTGGAGCTGGCGCTGTCAGAGATGATGGCCCAAGCATCGCAGCAGGTTGTTCAACAGCACCAAGCACAAGCAGCTCAGCAGCAAGCGCAGCAGCAAGCACAAGACCCAGTCGTGCAGATGCAGATGCAGGAGCTTCAGCTCAAGCAGCAGGAGATTCAGATCAAAGGCCAAGCCGAAATGGCGAGGCTGCAGCTTGAACAGCAGCGGTTAAAGTTTGAGACACAGAAGTTTTCGGTCGAGGCTGCGGCTATGGCCGACAAGCAAGAGCTAGAAGAACAGAAGGTCTCCGGCCAGCTGGAGTTGGACGCGCTGCGCGTGGGTGCACAGATCAACGAGAGCAAGTTCAAAGAAACCGCTCGTCAAGAAGAAGCCGGTGTGCGGCTTGGCGCAGAGATTTCAAAAGCCAAGATGGAGCAGGCTATCAAGCTTGCACAGATGGAAAGGCAGTCCCAGCAACCAAAGAAAGGTCCCGGTAACAAATGATCGCTGACTTCGCACGCGTATTGCGCGAGAAATTACGCACCGACATGAACAACTACGCCGATGACTTGGCGGGTGGGGCATGCCGCTCTTTTGACGAATACCAAAAACTCTGCGGAATCATTCAAGGTCTTGCGACCGCAGAGCGTCACCTCTTAGACCTTGCAGAGAAAGTTGAGCAATCAGATGAGTGAAATCATTCTGCCTCCGGGCATCACACTGCCCAAACACATTCAACCGCTTGACGCTCCCGAGGCCGATGCGGACAACGAAACCAAAGCATCAGCGCTACCAGTCCCGACCGGGTACAAGTTGCTGTGTGTCGTGCCGGAAGTCGATGAAAAAATCGCCGGTACGACCCTCGACCTCGTTCGAGATGCTGCAACCCTGAGAGCCGAAGAACATGCCACAACCGTGTTGTTCGTATTGAGGGTTGGTCCAGACGCGTACAAAGACCCCGCCAAGTTCCCGTCCGGGCCTTGGTGCAAAGAGGGCGACTTTGTGCTCGTGCGCACCTACACAGGTACGCGATTCAAGGTGTTTGGCAAGGAGTTCAGAGTTCTGAATGACGACCAAATTGAGTGTGTTGTGCAAGACCCTCGCGGTTATACCCGCGCATGAAGGAGTAAAAATGGCTGATCCCTACAAGTTCCCCGATGAGGTCGAAGAGACCAAAATCGAGGTTGTCACAGACAACGATGTCGAAGTTGAAATCGTTGACGACACCCCCGAACGAGACCGTGGCCGCAAGCCGCTGGACCGTGAGGTGGCCGACCCCACAGACGAGGAGATTGAGAGTTACTCCGACAACGTCAAAAAGCGCATCAAGGACTTGACCCATGCACGTCACGACGAGCGCCGGGCCAAAGAGTCTCTGCTGCGTGAGAAACAAGAGCTGGAGCGTCTTGCACAGCACATGATGGCAGAGAACAACAAGCTCAAGCAGTACGTGAACAACGGCTCTGAGCAGTATGCCGCCTCTGTTAAACAGATTGCAGACTCCGAAGTCGAGAAGGCCAAACGTGCTTTGAAAGAAGCCAATGAAGCGTTTGACACTGAGGCCATCATCGCTGCCCAAGAAGCGCTGATGGAGGCCAAGATGCGTTCGGAAGCTGCAAAAAATTTCCGTCCGACCCCTTTACAGGTGGACGAACCTGTTGTACAAACGTATCAACAGCAAGACCCGACACCCCAAGTCGATGAAAAGACGCTGCGCTGGCAGGCAAAAAACCAGTGGTTTGGGGCTCAAGGTTTTGAGGAACACACCAGCTTCGCACTAGGGCTGCACCAAAAGCTAGTGAACTCGGGGCTTGATCCCCGCTCTGACGAATACTTCGAGCGAATCGACGCTCGCATGAAGTCAACATTCCCGGACATGTTCGTGAATGAAGACCGGCCGAAATCCGGCGATGGCTCCCGACGACCTGCTTCTGTCGTGGCCCCGGCGACACGTTCGACCGGAGTCCGAAAAGTTCAGCTAACCCCAACGCAACTCGCGCTGGCAAAAAAGTACGGACTGACCCCGCAGCAATACGCTGCTGAAGTAGCAAAACTGGAGAAATCAAATGGCTGAAACAATCAACCGGAATCCTCGTGCCCTTGAGGCACGCGACAAAACTACTCGGTACGTGTACACACCTCCGAGCGCGCTGCCTGATCCGACGCCCGAACCCGGGTACGTGTACCGCTGGATTGCGACACACGTTCTTGGTGAGGCCCAAAACACGAACGTGTCTACCAAGATGCGTGAAGGTTGGGAGCCGGTAAAAGCAGTGGACCATCCCGAGCTTATGCTTGAGGGTAATGCAAAGACTGGCAACGTCGAACTTGGTGGCCTCATGCTCTGCAAGATGCCACGTGAGCGAGCCCAAGCCCGTGATGAGTATTACGCCAAACAGGCACAGGCTCAGATGGAATCTGTGGATAACAGCTTCATGCGAAACAACGACCCCCGCATGCCGCTTTTCGCTGACCGCAAGTCAACGACCAGTCGCGGTGGTGGTTTTGGTTCTGGTTCAAAGTAACAAGGAGTCTTAAATGTCGATGACAAACACCCCATACGGCCTTCGCGCCGTAAACCGTAACGACGGCATGCCTTATGCTGGCGCTACGAGTCAGTTCCTGATCAACCCTGCAGGTCTGGCATCCAACATCTTCAATGGCCAAGTCGTTTTGATTAACGCCAACGGCTATATCGCTTTGGCTACCGCTACTGGTGCCGATCTGACAACAAACAACCTCGGCGGCGATACCCTCGGCGCTTGGGGCGTGTTCGTTGGCTGCTCGTACATCAACGCGCAAGGCCAGCAGATTTACGGTCAGTACTACCCCTCCGGCACAACCGGCGTGGTGACTGCATACGTGATCACCGACCCGAACGTGACGTTCCAAGCTCAGTTGGATGGCCAAGTCACCCAAGCCGCTCTTGGCGCAAACACCTTCTTTGCCGCCGCACAAAGCTCCAGCACTGGTTCTACCACTACAGGTAACTCGACCAGCGCTCTGGAGTCCACTGTGGTGACAACTGCTGCCGCGTTCAAGATTATCGGCTTCGCTTCCCCGCTGTCCGATACTTACACTGAAGTGTTGGTGAAGTTCAACCCCGGCGCTCACGCCTACACCAACGCCGTTGGCATCTAAGGAGTAAACCACCATGGCAATTTCACGCGCACAACTGCTCAAAGAGCTGCTCCCCGGTCTGAACGCTTTGTTCGGTTTGGAATATGCACGCTACGGCGAAGAGCACAAAGAGCTGTACGAAACCGAGAAATCGGAGCGTAGCTTTGAAGAAGAAACCAAGCTGTCCGGCTTTGGTGCTGCACCTGTCAAGAACGAAGGCTCTGCCATCGCTTATGACAACGCGCAGGAAGCCTTCACTGCTCGCTACACCCACGAAACCATCGCTCTGGGCTTCTCCATCACTGAAGAAGCTGTGGAAGACAACCTGTACGACAGTCTGTCTGCCCGCTACACCAAGGCTCTGGCTCGCGGTATGGCTTACACCAAGCAGGTCAAAGCTGCTTCCGTGTTGAACAACGGCTTCTCCGGCGCTTTCCCCGGCGGCGATGGCGTTTCTCTGTTCGGCAACAACTCTGGCGGCTCTCGCGTTGGTCACCCACTCGTGGGCGGCGGCGTGAACTACAACAGCCCCACCACTGGTGTTGACCTCAACGAGACTTCGTTGGAAAACGCAACGATCCAGATCGCTGCTTGGACCGATGAACGTGGTCTGCTGATCGCAGCCAAGCCAGTTAAGCTGGTGATCCCTCCATCGCTGATGTTCGTTGCCAAGCGTCTGCTTGACACCGAGCTGCGCGTGGCTACTGCTGACAACGACATCAACGCGTTGAAGCAGATGGGCACCATCTCTGGTGGCTACACCGTCAACCACTTCTTGACCGACAACAACGCTTGGTTCCTGACCACAGACGTTCCAAACGGCTTGAAGCACTTCGAGCGTTCCGCCTTGGCAACTTCCATGGATGGTGATTTCGACACTGGCAACGTCCGTTACAAGGCTCGCGAGCGTTATTCGTTCGGCTGGTCTGATCCATTGGGTATCTGGGGTTCTTCGGGCTCTAACTGATACTTCGGTGTCTGACAGAAAAAGGGGCCTTGTGCCCCTTTTTCTTTTGGTGTATATTGCATCAACCCCGGACCATCCGGTGTATCTGACAGCTCCGGGCTGACGTCATGCAGACAGCTACACCCCAACCGCATGAGGAAAATATCATGGCATTGACCACCTTCTCCGGCCCAGTACGCTCTTTGAACGGCTTCATTGCCAGCGATGGCAGCAATACCATCACCAAAGTACTGTCGGCCTCCGCTTCTTTGAACTTTGGCTCGATCAGCGCTGTTTCTCAGGCTGACCTGACCATCGCTGTTGTTGGCGCTGTCGTTGGTGATGAAGTTATCATGGCTCTGCCTGCCGCTCCCGCTGCTGGCATTGTGTTTAACGCATTCGTTTCGGCTGCTGACACCGTGACCATTCGCGCCTCCAACATCACTGCATCCCCTGTGGACCCCGCCGCTGCAACATACGGCGTCATCGTCATTGCAGCTTAATTGATCTCAGGGGCTTCGGCCCCTGCTTTACAGGAGATTAGTTATGACGATGCAAACCGACGTCCTATCGGCGCATATCGAAGCTACGGGCACACTGGTGTCTGGCCGCACTCGCCTCAAGGGTTACCAGTGCATTTCTGGCGGCACAGCCGGGGATGTTATTTTCCGTGACGGCGGTGCCAGCGGC